AAGCGACAATGGACGGTTCTTTGGAAACATTCTCAGAGACTTGGCCGAGAGCGGGTATGATGCGGAATGGGACTGTATACCAGCGGCTGCCGTTGGCGTCGCTCACAGACGTGATAGGGTGTTTATTATGGCCTACCCCCAGGGTGACGGAAAGCACCATGAAAGCAAGGCGCCCGTCTTTGGCGCTTGTTTCAAGGAAGCGCTCTCACGGATGGGACATGGTAGAGGCACTGTGGGACGCCGCCCACACGCATCATCAAGTATGGCCTGGAATAATTCACCCTGGCGAGATAGCGGTCGGCCACGTTATAGCCCCACAATGGTGGGAGTGGCTAATGGGGTTCCCTCTCGGGTGGACAGACTTAGATGTCTCGGAAACGCCGTAGTGCCCCAAGTAGCAGAGCTAGTGGGGCGGATGATTATGGAGGTGCCATGAGTGAGCAAGTAGTCCTCGTTGACGTGGCCGACCTGCAACGGCTAGAGCGGCTGCGTGATATTGTGCGAGTCGCGCTAGACCCTGGCCCGTGGACAGCCGCACATACTGAGGCGATCAAACGCTTGGCGGGTAAGCAAGAGATCACACACAAGGAAATATGGGAGCTGGCAAACAAGGCGCGCTGTGAGAGATACTGATCTCAATGGGCTGAGGAATGTGCAGGCTTGACACAAGACCGATTCTATGATAGACTGTGGATGCGGAACAAGCAGGGAAAGGACTAACACATATGGCATCAAACCCGGCTGGGGCGTTACAATCTCCTTCCAGAGCTTGTTTCGCAGCGCCCTAGTTGGGTTTTGTGCGTGCATAGGAGAACAGTATGACAGTCGAAATATCTTTGACCCAGGGCAAAGTTGCATTGATTGACGACGAGGACATGGAGCTGGTTTCTAAGCACAAATGGTGCGTCCGTCGAGAGCCAAACAATTTTTATGCCGCAACTGGAGTCACTAGGCCGAGCGGTGTTCATACAGTTTTGAGAATGCACCGCCTGATTATGGATGCGCCAAGGGGAATGGACGTCGACCATATCAACCACAACGGCCTAGACAACCGCAGGGTGAATCTGCGGATTTGCACAAGGACTCAGAATCTACGAAACAGCCGCAAGCGCAAGGGCTGTTCCAGCCGGTTCAAGGGGGTGGCGTGGTGCAAACCTGCAAAAAAATGGCGAGCATGTGGCTATGGCTGAGGCAAGCGTTTTGTCGGCACAAGTGGGAGGATCGCGGGGCGTCGTTCAACAAGGAACTGGGCGTGTGGGTCTCGCGTCAGAGATGCGTCAAGTGCGGCAAGCGGCGACGGCTAGTATAGGGGTGATGTGATGGGAGACAGAACTGTTAGCATACCGACGCCTGTGAGCAACGAAGAGGCTGATGTGGGGCAGGCTGAATGGGACGCCTACTATGAGGAGCTAGAAGGGCGAGAGCGACGGGCAATGCAGGCGACAGGCGGCGGATGCGTGTGGGCGATTATGGCGACACTCGCGCTGATGGGGCTGATGATTGTGGGAGTGATGTGATGGAAGAGCTGAGAGAGTGCCCAGCAGGGTTCGATTGCGGGATCGCAGGGCTTGTTTTTGAGACAGTGTTTGGGGATCATCGGACGAGATGCTATGTCATGTGTGAGACATGTGGCTATGACCGCTATGAAGAGGACGTGCTGAATGGCAACGTAGCTCACTGCGAGAAAGAGGCGGCGGAAAACTGGAACTGATCGACTGACTTGGAAATATGCCAACAAGAGATCACCGCACTGAGAGAGCAGGTTGAGGAGTTGGAAGTTGACGCCGAGGTCGGGCGGCTGGTGAAGAAAGTGATTCCAAATGCGGGCGACATACTACGTATGGGCCGCACGGAATATCATGGATATTACTTTGCGAACGACAGTAGCGGTTGCGACACGCTAGTTGAGTCGCTACGTCAGGCGGCAAGCGACAAGGAGGCCGCCGATGACTGACTCCAAGGGGCTGACGCGGCTAGAACAGATCGCGTGGGACTTGGCGGAAGGGGATTCGCCGGAAGGCGAGTGGCTGACCAATAACGGCGACTGCGTGTTTTGTTGGGTATATCGTGGCAAGGGGCGTCATCAGAAGCCGCATAAACCTGCCTGCCCCTATCGCCGCGCCGTCGAATACATGGCGGGGCTAGAGGCGGCAGAGCTATGTTAAATGGCAAGGCGCTTGACGCGAAGGTCGGCAAAGAGATCATGGGCGTGCCGTTCGCCGAGCCAGTCAATGACATGTATTGTCATCATTGCGGCGCGTTTGCTGATCACTCGGACAAACGCTGCCACTACTCGATAGACGACGGCGCGGCGTTGGCGGTGGTTAGGAAGATGGTAGAGAAGGGATACATGGTGACTATTGATCCCCTATGGTGGGCCACCGCTGAGTTCGAGATTGTGTTCTCTAAGAATTTTACAGCGCCTTGTCGTGGCGAGGGCACATTCCCTCACGCCGTCTGCATTGCGGCACTACGGGCGCTGGGTGTGGAGGTGGATGAGTGAATTACTACTCTATGGAGATTGTGTGTCATAAATGCCAGGCGCTTGAGGGGAAATGGAGCGAAGAGAGTCGCGGAGAGGACAAGTGGGAGGGGTTTGAGCTTCACATAATAGCCAAGGGTTGGCGCAATCGAGCAGACAATTGGCTCTGTCCTTCATGTGCCAAGACGCAATCGGCCTGCCCGTTCGACGGCTGCGACGATCACAAGAACTGTATGATATGTCTGGTAGAGGAGGCGATGGAAGATGGCTGACTGGCGATGGATCAAGGACGGGGACGAGCCGGAATCCTTCCTGACAGTATGGGTATTGCTTGAGCTTGGGGACGGCGGCGCTCGTTTTGTGCGGATAGGTTATCGAGAATTAGCAGAGCCATCTAACGGCATATCGTGGCTCACGCTAGAAGAAGGCGCGATCAGGTATGACTACGTAATGGGCGGCATCCGTCGCGTTATCGCCTGGCAGCCGATAATACTCCCAGTGCCGCCAATTGAGGACATTGCGCCCGAGCAAGTGGCGACGTATCTGAGGGAACATGGGTGGCGCATGTCATGGAGGGGCAAAAAGACAACTGACTGGAGCTCCTCTAATGATTCCTGCCATGCGTTTTCTCAGCCAACACATTTGAGCGCCCGTGATTATGAGAAGCGTCTTGTGTTGTTTGCGCGAGGATTGGCTCTCACAGAGCAGCGTCCCGCCGCGCTGATCTTGGCGGACATGGCGGCGTATCCGAAGGAGGAAGAGTGATGACCGATAAGCTGTTTGATACCAAGCCCAGCTTGCCGTTGACGGGGCTACACGAAGGCGAGACGCTATTAATCAATGACAGTTTGCGCGGGCTGACAGGGACGTTTGTGACCACGATTGTCGTGGATGGCTTGCCGATGAGGTATCGTGTGACAGTCACAGATCCGGGCGGGTCGGGGTTTGAGGTCAGTGCGCCGGTGTCCGACTGGTGGCACAGATGGCGAAAGGTGGAATAGTATGAGTAAGGCTGGGGCTATGGCAAGAGCGGCGTGGGCGGACGACGAATGAGACAACCAGAGCCGGCTAAGGGGCAGCGAGAGGTCGATCTACAAGCTAAAGAGTGGATGAATGAGATATTTGACGAAGCGACGGTTAGGGGCCTAGAAACATACGGCACAAAACTAGAGACGTTCAATGGCCGCGACGCCAACGCCGATGGCATGGAAGAGATTGTAGACGCGATCAAGTACGCAGCATAGGCGCGAATGGAAAGGGTAGAGATCAGATGTGCTGTTTGGGATTTGATAGCGGAGATTGACAGAGGCGGCTCTTTTTGCTCAGAGGTGAGAGCGGCCAGAGATGCGGTGGTGACGCTGATTTGGGGGGGGGGTAGAATGAGCAAGGCGACAGAGGCGGCGATGATGGAACAGGTTGGGCGCATGGTATACGATCTTGCGCAGAAAGATGATTATATCTTTCTGAGTGAGGGGATAACGGGCTATCCGTCGCCTGACGGGGACGTGGCGATTTATGCGCGGGCGCTATATGATGAGCTGGTGTCGTTGGTAAAGGGAGAAACAGACAATGACTAACGTACTCGATCACGGCCTTATCGAGCTAGAGGATAGCAGCGGCGGCGCTAGAGTTGTGGGCCGAGATCATGCCCGTGACGGCGGCGGCGTGGAAGGAGGCACATGAACGAACAGGAACAGTCATACTTTGAGACGCGACTAGAGAGCACCTTGCGAGAGCTGGCGTCGGCGTTCTGTGAGCGGCTAGGCAACGACAAAGCATGGGGCAAGGTCGAGGTGTGCATACGAGACGGGAAGGTCAAGAGTTGGGCGATAACGGAAACAGAGCGGGTCGAGGACTGACAATCTAGCAGGGCTGAATGGAAGAACTATAGGCGTCATTCTCGCATAGGCGAGGGTGGCGCCTTTTCGATTGGAGGCACATGGACGCGATAGATAACCGGATCGACATGGAGCGTGCGCTAGACACTCTGACACGAAAGCAGCGGCGGGCTCTTATCCTGTGCATCATCGAGGGCTATACCCAGGTCGAGGCGGCAGGCATAATGGGCGTGAGTCAACAGACAGTGCAAGACCACTTGCGGGCTGCTATAGGGAAAGCGCGTGCATATTGTGACGGCACACTGTAAAGCGGGCCTTTTTTGCGTATAAAGGGATAGGAGACACTATGCGTTGCTATTGCATGATATGTGGACGCTCGCTACATGGAACCGATTGGTGTTGCCATACTTGCGCAAAAACGCACGGGCTAGACGCACCTTTTAGGTTATGGCCTGATTGGGCAAAGATGCTAAAGCGGGAAGAGCAAAACGAGCGCCGCTATCAACGAGAATGGGGCGGACTGATAGTGCCTCTTGAGGAACGTGACTAACGCGGCTGGCTTTGTCAACGACAAGCAGTCAAGGTGGGTGGGTGGTAAGAGCCGCGTTTGTCGTATAGGAGGATTCTGGGCTTTTTTGGGGCGCGCCGTCTAACCAAAAGAGAGCGCAGACAGCGAACGTACTTCGGGGCAAGCTAACCCAATGAAGTTTAGTAGCTAAAAGAGGCTTGGTACCAAGGGGAACCGACGCCCCTAAAAAAGCCCAGAATCGTGCTGGCGTAGCTCAGTTGGTAGAGCGGCTGTTTTGTACTCAGCATGTCAGGGGTTCGACTCCTCTCGCTAGCTCTGAGTTGAAAGCAAATGGCTATCCTTTTCAACAAATCGAGGGGAATTGAAAAGACTTGTCACGATCATACAAGCACGCGCCGATATTCGGTATCCTACGTCGTGACTCCGAGAAACAAGACAAGCGCCTGGCGAATCGTCGGCTGAGGCGTATAGCCAGACAGTCAGTGAGCAGGGGGAAAGAGGCGCCGCTGTTGCGCGAGGTGTCGAACATATACGACTTTGCCAAGGACGGTAGGCGGTGGATGATGCGCCCGATGGTAACGCGAAGGGGTGGTTGGGAACGTCGCATGATGCGAAAGTAGGGGGGCAATGATAGATCGTCGTGGATTCTTGCGGGGGATTCTAGGAATAGGCGCTGGCGCTGTTGTGGCGACGGCAGTTCCAAGGGTTGTGGCTGAAGAGACGTGGCATATTGACCCCGATAGCCCGTTTGTGCCGCATCCTGAGAGTGCTCGCCAACTAGGGACAGGGACAGAGATGCGACGGATTGAGCAGTGCTACTCGCCAGAGGGGGTAGAGGCCGCAAGCAAGATAGCAGAGCAGATCAAGGCTGTATTCTCTGTGCTCGATCCCATTGGCGGTTGGCCGGAAGGGGCCGACGACTGGACGGAAGAAGAGTGCGACGACTACTATGACGAGCACTCGCCGCTCAATATCAAGCCGCCGCCTCTGACTAAGGAGCAATTTGACAAGCGCCTAGATGAGAGGCAAGAGACAAGCGACCGCGTTATGGAGTGGCTGGCAGAGGGGGGCAATGTATAAGGGCGTGGTAACACTCGACAGAGAGGAGAGCGACTTGATAGGCTTGCCCGTATACAAGATAACAGGGCTGCATGAGGTTTCCGGGGACCTTACATGACCGACATTCGCAGCATCGACGACTTGACGCCAGACGCGCTCACGATAGAGGTCGTGAGCTATGACGGCACTAGGCGAATCATAACATCCAAGCATCAATTGCCGTCCCTGGTATGTCGCTATGGCTTGCCGTGGGACAACTTTGGCATAAGCGCCAAGCGAGTTAGGGAGCGAATAGCGGAGCTGGAGCGCAATGGATAGCGCCACGTTTCTAGCTACGTTTCCTGCCATTCAGTCGGCGATCAAGATATACGGCGATGAACAGGGGATGCGTGTTCAGCTAGAGATACCAGAGAGCGAGATGGTAGAGGCGTGCAAGATGCTGGCGTGGCGAGGCGTGGTACTGAGAATCACAATGGAGCCGGAAAGCGCAAAGGATGACCGTAGAACTATTGGCAGGCAATCGGCAAAAAAGCGAGTCGTCACGGGCGATACAAGCCTGTAACGACTATTTGCGCATGGGGCCAAGCAGATCGGTTGCCAAGCTACATCGGCAGTACCAAAAAAGTGCCGAGAATGTCAATCCTACGGGGTCTATGCCCACCTTGCATCGATGGTCTCAACGATACGGGTGGACTACTCGCGCAGAGGATCATGACGCCAAGCTGGAGACAGAGAAGAACGAACGCGCGGACATGATCATGGGGACTGGTTTAGCGTTGACGCATGAGCGAGTTGACAAACTCAAGAGCCTGGGCGAATTGCTTTGGGAACAGATGCACGAGGTCGGAGAATCCGGCACGTTGCACAACATTTGGATTCCAGACGTGAAGCAGATTGGCGGCGGCGAATATGCGGAGCGCGTGGACATTGAGAAGTTCAATGGCGCCATTATTCAGCAGTATCGCGACACGCTAGACGACATTGCCAAAGAGACAGGCGGCAGGCCCAATAAGCATGAGCTTACCGGCAAGGACGGCGGGTCTATTGCTGTTGAGCAGTGGAAAGCCGCTGCCGAAAAGCAGCTAGCCGCCGCCGAAGATATGGAAGAATGATGTGCGTCCAAGAACCACAAAGACACTTTTCGCACTAAGGCACGTAGACATTGCGCTGGCGTCTCAAGTTGATGACGCGCGTTACGAGCGGTTTCAGCTACACTTTCTCGATAACATGTCGCGATTCGGCATAGACGTAAAATCACGCCAGATAGCATGGTCATTCACGGCGGCCCTCGACGCGGTCATAGACGGCATATTGACACCCAACACGCCGCACCTGTTCGTCTCGATCAACCTGGACGAAGCCCGCGAGAAGATCCGTTATGCACGCAACATTATTGAGGCCATACGGCCAGACATGCGACCGTCGCTGGTTCGGGATAGCCAGACAGAGCTAGAGTTTGCCAACGGGTCAAGGCTCATATCACACCCATGCAGACCGGCTAGAGGCAAGGCGAGGGCCAGAGTCTACCTAGACGAGATGGCCCACTACCAGCGCAACCTAGACAAAGAGATATACAGGGCGGCGCTGCCCAGCACAACCAAGGGCGACGGCTATCTCAGGATAGGATCATCACCGCTGGGCGCAAGCGGTTTATTCTGGGAGATAGCGACCGAATCACTGAGGCCATACCCCGGCTATGCGGCGCACCGGATCATTACGCCCTGGTGGGCGGTGTACGGGCTATGCTCGAACGTAGACCAAGCTAGGCGCGTCGCGCCAGAGATGAGCACAGAAGAGCGCGTTAGGACGTTTGGCACAACGGCGCTTGTTGAAATATTCGAGAACATGTTTATCGAGGACTTTCAGCAAGAGTACGAGTGCGCATGGCTAGACGAATCAACTTCGTGGATAAGCTGGGCAGTCATTCAGAAGAACCAGCTATCGCCGCCTCAGTATTGGCGGGCAAAGAACACCGGCGAGATAGCAGGCGTCGCAAACCAGATAGCGGCGGCCATCAAGAGCGGATCAATCGAGCAGCACCTAGTAGGCGGCGTGGATATTGGCCGCACACATGATAAGACAGAGATTATGCTACTAGGGCAATCGACGACTGAGCAGATGCCTATACGCCTTATGGCCACGCTGGACAATACGCCGTTCGACGCGCAAGAGTCGGCAATCCGTCAACTGATAAACGCCTTGCCCATAACGCGGATGCTGATCGACCAGAACGGTATAGGTATGCAGCTCGCCGAGAATCTGGCGAGAACGGGCATAGCCAAGGGCGTTACATTCACCAACAAGAGCAAAGAGGACTGGGCTAGAGAGGCGCGCATCCAGGCTGAAAGAGGGCTCACGCCTCTGCCGGTTGACCGCGATCTAACATACCAGATCCACAGCATCAAGAAGATTGTAACGCCGTCAAAGAATAACGTATTTGACACAGAGCGCAACGATGAACATCACGCCGACAAGTTTTGGGCGTGGGCGCTCGCACTCTGGGCCAATCGCGAATCAGGCAGGCCAGCCGTTATGATCGGATTTATATAGAGGGCGTGTATGCCAAAGTCTAACATTCTAGGGGTTGTGCTGCGGTACGTTGCAGAGGCGCGCGCCTACGCGATCTGTGAGGTACGGGATAGCTTGTCGGGAATTATGACCGACGCCAGCCGTGACCCGTCGTGGCAATTGGCCGAGATGCTAGACGTTAACCAAGAGCTACGCCTGGCTATGACAAGCGTCTGGGTATATAGCTCAATCGACCTGGTATCGAACAGGGCGGCTGGCGTGCCGTTTACGGTGCAAACCGTAGACGACGGCAAGTGGAAAGTGCCCGATCCTATCCACCCATTCCAGGCACTGCTAGAGTCGCCCAACTCGCAGGCCAGCCAATCGCTGATGCGTCGCCAGATTCTATACTGGCACAGACTGCTAGGCAACGCCTATGTCGCTATCACAACGGAGGGGCCAGGGTACGGTGAGCCGCAAGAGCTGATCGTGTTGCCAGCCACGGCCGTCAAGCCCATCCCGGTGCCGCGCGAAAGCACATTAACAGGCCAGCCGATAAACGATTATGAGCTAACGATCAACGGGCAAAAGTGCCGGTGGCCAGGCGAGAACATGGTACACTTTCGCACGCCTAACCCGTTCGACTTTTGGCAAGGCTTGTCACCACTGGTAGCGGCTAGGCTAACATTGCAGCAGGACTATGCACAGCAAAAGTGGATGGCCGATTGGTTCGGCAAAGAGAACGCCATACCCACGGCAATCATCAGCCTGCCGCCCGAAATATCGCCCGCCGACTTTGAGCAAGCCAAGAACTCTATCCGCCGAGAGTTCGGCGAGAACAAGCGGTCTGCCATCATTCGCGGTGGCGATATGTCTGTGCAGACTATCACGCAGACGCTAGAGCAAATGGAAATGCTCAAAAGCCGTGAGTTCAATCGAGATAGCATTGATCGTATCTATGGCACATCGGGGATGTTCGAGCCGGTATCATCTGGTGAGGCTCAGAACGCGCGCGAGATTGGATTCACGCGCAACGTGATTCAGCCGCTAGTTGACTATATCGCAGAGCAATGGACGCTCAGTGTGGGGCCGTACTATGGCGACGATTGGCGCGTACATGCTGAGAATGTCATCCCGCAAGACAGGGCATTGGCAGTCGCAGAGTACAACAGCTATAGCCAAGATCGAACCATCGACGAAAACCGCGCCGTGTTGGGGCTTGACCCGTGGGAGCCAACGCCAGAACAGACGCTCTTGCTTGACCTTGGCGCAGAGCCTAGCAAAGTGCCGGTGAGACTAATAGGGCAAGTGGACGCGCAGAGCGATCCGGGCAGCCTGCCAGGGCAGCAATCGCCAGAGCAAGCAACGGACGACATGGCGGGCAAGGCCATCGCCCTGGGCGTAGAGACGGAACTGCAACGCTGGCGCAAGGTGGCGCTGCGAGCATTCCGCAACGACGAACAGCGAGACTTTGACACCGAGATTATACCGCTAGGCATACAAGAGGGCATTCGCTCAATGCTGTTGCGCGCCTCCACAGAGGAGGAGGTGAAGGCGGCCTTTGTGCCACCCTTTTGTCAGAGCAGTTAGGGAAACAGCGAGCGGATTGAGTGACCCGAACGGAGACGCCAAAGACACGGGCGAGCTGAGGCTATTCCGAGCAACGCGCCTCAGCTTGAGGCAACAGCTAGAGCGTATCATGGATAAGCTAGGAGATCCGCCTGACATGTCGAAGCTAGACGCGGCGTTCTGGTCCGCAGAGGATAAAGAGTTGATTCGTGTTATCGAGCCGATACTAGAGCGCATGGCGCTAGAAGCCGCCGAAGAGATGCTAACGTCTGTGCCGATGGGCGTTGACTGGGGCCTGATTGCAGACGACGCCGCGCAATGGGCGCGTGCATACTCAGCCGCTCTTGTCAGGGGCGTTGACGGCACAACTCGCGGCTATGTCGGGCGCAAAGTTGCCGAGTACATCGAGACTCCCGGAGCAACCATTGGCGATTTGGAAAAGAGCCTGACGCCGATGTTCGGCCAGTCGAGAGCGCAAAGCATCGCAGTCACAGAGACGACGCGAGCCTTTGCCAGAGGCCAGGATTTGACCGCTAGGCAATTGCGAGCGCAGGGTCTAACGCTAGAGCCAGTCTGGCATACGAACAGAGACGAGCTTGTGTGCCCGGTTTGTGGGCCAAACGATGACAAGCCGAAGAGCGCAGGCTGGACGGTTGATGAGATACCAGCTCACGTAAATTGCATTCTACCTGGAAACAAAGTTATAACCCCCGGCGGCGTTGTTGCGGCAGCAAAGTCGTTCTATGTCGGCCGGGCGATTGAAGTGAGACTTGCAAACGGGCGCATCCTTACCGTTACCGAGAATCATCCGATATTGACGGAGCGAGGATGGATTGCGGCTCAATTCCTGACAGAACGAGACAAGGTATTGTACAGCGCCGCGCCCGAGGGGATAGCGGCGGCTATCGACCCAGATAATGACCACATGCCAGCCATGATCGAGCAGGTATACAGTACGCTCAAAGAATCGTTTGGCATGGTGGCCGCAAGAATGCCAGCCGCCGCCAAAGACCTCCACAGCGACGGAGCTAATGTCAAGGGCGACATCGACATTGTATATTCCAACAGCCTTTTGCTGAATGACACTGAACCCCATAGCGCGCATGTCGATAGCCAACACGTTTTCGGTCGGGGAAGTATGGCTACAGGATCGTTCTTTTCCGAGCGCACGTCTATGTTTTTCGCTGGTCGAGACAGTGCGGCCTCTGGTGGCGGCGGGCCCGTTATCGAGCATCCTAGTCCTATCGTCGGCGCTCGCGTTGGCCCAACGAATGTACATACTGTCGGACACGTTGCGGGGCTTGATATTGGCCGCTATGAGTCGTCGGCGGAAAGTCCAGCGATTGACACCCGCCTCGCGAGCCAGTTTCTGTTCCGGTTTGCCAGCCACGTAACGCCTGAGCAGATCGTCAAGATTAGGTATTTCGATTTTGCGGGACATGTTTATGACCTCCAGTGTGATTTGTATTCATTATACATCGCATCAGGGGTGGTTGTCAAGAATTGTCGTTGCTGGGAGACTCACCAATGGCAGGCATAGTCATTGAGATCAAGGGCATCAAATCAGCACAGCGCGCGCTAGGCACAATTGCGGGCGGCGCATATCTAAAGGGCGTATTCCGTGCGGGCGCGGTTATGATGCACCACGACATAGCACGTTATCCAGAGAGCACCGCCGCCAACCTGCCCAAATCATGGAGTAGCGACGGGCCGAACAGTTGGTACCAGCGAGGCTATGGCCCGAAGTGGGTGCGCAAAGACGGCTCTGTCGGCGGGCGCAAAACATCGCAGACACTAGGCAGATCATGGACTACATCGAGCGGCAAGACATGGGCGGCTGTGGGCACTAGGGCCAGCTATGCGCGGTACGTGCAGGGCGCCGATACTCAAGCGCGATTCCACAAGGCGCGGGGCTGGCGCACAGATCGGCAGACGCTAGACAAAGTGAGCGAGCGCGTTATCAAGATGATTGACACCGTGATAGGACGCATATGGAATACGCCATAGAGGTGAACATGGACACAAACGAAACACAGCAAGAAGATCAGGGCGCGCCGGAACCTATCGCGCCAGAGCTATGCGTCAAGGCGCTGGGCGGCAAGCGGCTGGGCGTCTATCTGATGCTGTTTGGAGACAATCGGCATAAAGACCTGGAAGGGACGTGGTTCACGCTAGAGACAAAGGCCGTTGATTCAGTCTACAAGGCCATCGGCGCTATGCCAGCACTATACCATCACGGCTATGACGCTGGGCTAGGCGCGGCGGTGATCGGCAAGACGGACGTTATGGAGCGCGACAGTGTGGGCTGGTGGATCGAGACTAGCCTAGACATCAAAGGCGCCCTTGTGCAAGGCGACGGCGATGATGATTGGTTGCAAGAACAGCTATCAAAAGCTGAGCAATACGAGGCGTGGATTGCCGACCTGGTACGTACTGGCACGCTACGCGCCTCAAGTGGTGCTATTCCAGGCGGCGCGCGATTCGCCTCTGACGGCGAGATTCTGGAATGGCCGGTATACGAGAGCACTTATACAGTGACGCCCGCTGAGTGGCGCATGATCGACCGCCCAGCGACAGAAATACGAACGGCGTATAGAGCCCTCGGGTTGCAGTTGCCAGAGCAACAAGGCGCGGAGGACGCGCAGCAAAAGGTGATTGAGCAACGATTGGGCAAGCTACGACTATTGCGCATCCGCGCAGAACTACTGTAGGAGACACAATGAATCTGAAAGAGAAACTGGCGCTGGCATTGGCCAACGCTGAGAAAGCCTACGAAGAGGGCAACATCGAAGAGGGCGACCAGTTCGCCGCCGAAGCTGAGACATACACAAAGGCGCTCGCTGGCCTTGAGAGAGTCGCCGGTATGCAACCTGCGCCTCCAGTGAAAAAGTTCGACGTGCCTATTCCCGAACAGACGGGCGACCAGTTTGAGACGAAAGACACAGGCGCCGACGCCTTGCGAGAGGCCGTCAATGCCCTGCGTTTTAGTGGCGACCTGGACGGCACGACTGCGACGGTGCTCAAAGAGCTGTACGGCAAGGACTATCGTCAGCAGGCGTATGAAGAGCAGCGCGCCTTTACGCGCTATATGCGTTATGGCAAGACAACGCCAGGCTATGGCCATCAAACGTGGGGGCCATCCACAGTTAGCGACATGCTGCGCAACGGATTCTCTGTCAAAGAGATCAAGTCTACGATGGTCGAGGGCAACGACGTTCTGGGTGGCTATGCTGTGCCTTCACAGTACGGCTCTCAGATCATCATGCGTCTTCCAGGCTTGACCGCTGTGCGTGGTGGCGGCGCTTTGGTCATTCAGACCGTCTCTAAGTCTATGGACTTCTTGAAGATCACCGGCGGCGGCGACCAGTATCGCTCGGCGATGCGCGGCCTCTGGGGTGGCGAGACAGAAGACTCAACTGAGGACAACTTTGAGGTCGGGCTTGAGACAGTGCCCGTCGATCTGTATACCTACAAGGTGCCCTGGTCTGTGTCCTTGCTAGAGGACGCCCAGAACCTGGCGCAAGTGTTTGTCGATCTTGTGGCAACCACGATGGCTATGGACGAAGACGTGGCTTTCATTACCGGCGACGGCGCCAACAAGCCGCGCGGTATCCTGCCTGGATCGACCAACGCCGACAGCTTGTCCGAGGTTAATACGGGCCATGCGGACAACTTGACCATGTCGGGGCTCAAGAGCCTGCGGCGCGGCGTAGCGTCTCAGTATCGCGGGCAAAATGGTAGCTGGATCGGCAACTCTGACACCGGCGGCGACATTGAGGTGCTGCTTGACGGCATCAGCCGACCCTACTTTGAGTACGTCGAGGTTGGCGAGCCGTTTATGAAGAGCATCTGGCGAGAGTCAGAGAGTATGCCCGACGTGAGCGCGGGCACGTATCCGCTGATCTATGGCAACCTGTCGGGGTACTGGATTGTAGAACGTACCGGCCTGGCCATTCAGCGATACAACGACTCGAATACCGGCATCAATAAGGTCGAGTTCCAGATCCGCCGCCGCGTCGGTGGCCGAGTGATGGAGCCCTGGAAGCTCGCCGTACAGAAGACTTCGGCATAGGAGATAATTGAAATGACACAGCTTTTCGGTCGGAAACATAAGGTCGTACTAGGGCAGACCTCTCCAGAGGACGCCCTGTCCGCCGCGGATTATCCGGCAAGTGGCAGCTTCGTAGATGTATCGGCCTATGAATACGCTTATTGCTTTGTGCATATGGGCGCTATTAACGGGGGTGATACTCCGTCTTTGACCGTCAAGGCCGCAGACTCTATCAGCGGAACGCTTGACGTGATTGACGCCACTTATTGCACCAAAGAAGTAGCGGCAGATGATGATGACGAGTGTGTGCTGTTCACCGTCGAGGTGCGCAAGCTCGCTCTTGACCATCACTTCTTGTCATGCGTGGTTGCTGACGTGACTAACGGCAGCTATGGCGAGATTATCTGGTTCCTGCAAGCAAACTCGCAGCCAGTGACACAGACAACGACGGTGCTGCCAACAGCATCGAACCTGGTTTACGCAGGCTAGAACGAATAAGGGGGCTTTCGCCCCCTTATAAGGAGACAACATGAAGAAACGAATTGGCCTGCTTGTCACAGTCGCGCTAATCCTGGCGATGATTGCGGCTTGTGCTGGCCCTGTAGCAAACGAAGAGGTGCCACTGCCCGTCTCTGACGCGGCGGTATATCTCACAAACGGCGGCGACAAACAGGTCATCGCTAGTGGTGGCGAGGTGGAAGTGCAATCGGGCGGCACGCTAGACGTGCAGTCGGGCGCGACCGTTACTATGGCCGCTGCCCCAGTCTTTACTGGCGGGTTCAACGTGAACGGCGGATTGAGCGAC